AGTTTTTGAGCAACAACCTTTTCTTGCATCTTATCTAATTTAGGTTTAAACTTTGAAGCTTGTGTTTCTAGCTTACCTAAATCTTTCCATATTTCTATTTCTTCTTGGATCTCTTCACTTGTTCCATAACCAGTTGCACCTAAGTACTCAGTTATGATTCTTTCCTGATCCTTTTCATTTTTTATATCTAAAGATCTATTTTCTTCTACTGCTGAGAGTGTTGAAAATAAACCTTTTAAATCTTGTCCACCGTCTGCAACATATCTTGCTGCTATTTGTAACTCTTGTGGCAAGCTGTCAAAGAACTGTTTTGGGGTTTCACGTCTTACTTGATTAGCTTTTTCATCTAAATTAGCTTGAACAAGTTCTTCCCAATCTTTTGCAGAATATTCTTCTAAAGGTTTGTCATCATCAAAAGGAACAATTTTATCTTCCTTGATTAACTTAGTAAAAACATCTGCTATGCCGTTAATTGGTTTTCTACCTTTTTTTGCTTTAACAACATCTTCTTCAGTTTCATCATCTAAACTATCTAGTATAGTACCAGCTTCTTCTTTAGGTTGTGACTCAACTTTTTCTACTTCTTTGCCTTCTTCAGCTTTTACTTCTTCAGCAGTTTCTTTAACTTCTTCTGCTGGAGCTTCTTCTGTCTTAGCTGTTAAATCATCTGCGTCATCTTTATCTGGATCAGCAAATTTAAAATCTGATTTCTCATTTCTTGTAAAGATACTTTTTTGTTTAGGAGACTCTTTACTTTCCTCCGGTAAAGTTATGGCATCACCTCCTGGTGCTGCACTGAAAATCTCATCTAAATTAATATCTAAGGTTTCCACTTTACTATTCATAGTTTCAACTTTTGAACTCATAATTATGTTGGTTTTAATAATTAATACTTTCTATATATATAATATAAGGAATGTTTCTTTAATTAAACTTATAAAATTTTAAAAAAATTAAAAGTTTTTTGCAGTATATAGCTAACGGTTACTTTTTGTCATCAGATTTCTTGACATCATACTTATTTTTGTTCTCACGTGCAATTTCAAGTTTAGTATTAGCAATATCTCTTTGTGCAGATATTTTTTCTCTTTCCACATCTAATCTACTACTTTCCATAGTTTGTTTAGCACTATTCTCTTCACGCTTTAGATTCATCTGTTCTCTATACTGTGTAGTCTCTCTAATATCTTTCATAGCATCCTGATAATCAGACTGTTGATTTTGATTTAGATCAACCATAGATCCATAACCAGCTGATCTAATTTCAGCTAATGTAATATCATTCTGTCTATCTTTAGCATTTTCGTCAATTTCAACTTGTAGTTTCATTTGTTCTTCTTTTTGTTTAGCTTCAAGTTGTTGCTGTTGCATTTGTTGTGCTTGTTGCATCTCTTGTTGACGTTGACTTTGTTGTCTTGTTTCTGAATCTTTTAAGATGTCAGTAACTTCAGCAATAGAATCTGCTTTTACAATATTACCTAATTCATAAATACTTGCTCCTGTTGTATTATTAGTAAGAGCCATTTGTTTTAGATTTTCTAAAATTGCTCTATGATTAGTTTTAGTAGTAGCAAAAATATTGAAATCTCTCAGCAATAAATCTGTACCATTAATAGTGAAGTTAACTTTCTCAGCTTCTGTAGATACGTAAGAAAGTCTAACACTTGGATTATTACTAGAATAGTATTGTGCTAGGTCAGTTCTCATTTGATGTACTCTTGGCATTAATTGATCTGAATGCTGTACAAAATACATCTCTGTTTGAGCGTATGACTGTTGCATGGCTTGAACTACCCCTGTAGCCGTTTGAGCTGATACAGCCCCTCCTAGACGTTGAGGATTAACTCCTATAGAATCAAAACATTGTTGTTTAAAATAATTAGCCAATTGTATTCTAGACATCAACCTATTTGTTTGCTCCATATTTAGAGTTTGGTAGTGATTGAAGTTGGTTGCATTCTCAGTATTAGTAATTGAAGTATCTAAAGGAAGCATTTGAAAGTCTTTCATTGCTACCCACGCTTTAGCATAATTATTTTTACCCCAGTCTTCTCCCATTGAGTGACGTGGTAAAGCATTTTGATCAAACATTATTACTGTTCCTAATTCATCTATTAGAATGTCTGCAATTTGGTTATTAACCATATTGTAACCAACTTGATATGCCTTCATTAAATCTACTAATGAAGTGGATCTGGTATTTCTATCTGAGAATACTCTTCCTTCAACAGGAAGTTTACACCCATATAGTGTATTGTTTCCTTTAAATTGGAAAGGCAACCTACCAGGTTTAGTTCTATTTATTCCTATATATATTGGGTTTATGTTATCACCCATTGTAGATCTCCACATAGCTGGTAAATTTGGACCAATTTTTACACCACCCCAAACTTCATTAATCCATATCCATTCTATGTGTTCACCTTGTAATAAATTTTCTTTAGTTTTATTTTTAAATATTGATGTATCATATATAGCTTTTTCAGTTATTTTAAATGTTTCATCAACTACTTCTTGAGTAACTTCACCATCCATTTCAATTTTAGTTAGATGACCTAATTTACGTTGAGTCTTCCAATAGATAGTAGATACTCTCATTAGATTACCTTCATCTAATGGAGTCATATCTTCACTCTGATCTAAGATCTCACTTAATATATCACCACCTATTGCAGGATCATTCCAGTAATTACTTGTATATTGTCTATATGCTAATCCAGGCATTTGTGTATTCCATGCATGAGATCTTGTAGCATCATAATAAGCACCATCATTTTGATAACCATTTACTTGATATTGTGCAGATCTAGCTGGATAAATTCTTTGTAATGATTCAAGTTGTTTATTATCCATTAAATATCCATACCTATCTACAACATCAGAAACTGTCATTAGATCTACTTTTCCTACATAGTTTGAATCAGCAATATATCTTTGATCAGGAGATTTTTGATAGAAGGTTAATACAGGATTCCAAAGCTCTACATCATAGTCATCTTCTAACATACGGAAATGCCAGAATTCTCTATCTGCAATAAGCATATCTCTGAATCCTCTTTCTTCTAGTTCTTGCATATGAAATCTTTCTTCATCTACTGCAAGTTGATGAGAAGCCCATTCTTCAACCATACTCCTATAAGACTTGCTAAAGAAGTCTTCAATTTGTGGAAGAGTTTTTAAATTTTCTGGGGCAAGTTGTTGTTGAGCTTGTTCAGATCCAGGATCCATTCCCATCTCAACCATTTTCATTGTAAGTTGTTTTTCAGCATCAGCTAATAATGCTTGTTCAACCTGCATTCTTTTTTGTTCTAACATCTCATTATAGGATGCATCATCTACAGCTCTAAATTGAACCTTAGAATATCTCTTAGCAAATTCTCCTGTAAGTACATTAACAACATTTGGAATGATAGGATAAAATTTTAACTCTAATGCAGAATCATTTTCTTGAGTTAATACATCCATTAATTCTTTATAATCATTGTCTGGTTCAACAATGTAATCTGACTTATCTATAATCCCTTTTGCAAGTTTATAATTCTTTAATAATCTTCTTGCATTTAAACGTAAAAACTCTATACCTTGTAGTTCTAACCAGTCTAGATTCCATGCCGCCCAGTCATCAGTTTTTTTAGAAAAAGGAAGAAATTGAACGGGTTGTGTTAAGCTTGAAAATGTAGGTCCACTCTCCGCTTTAGCCCCATTCTTTAATTGCATTGCATTTAATACTCTCATTCTTTTCTTATTTATTTATAATTCTTAAAACCAGATCTCTTAATGTTTCTTGTAGAGTTGCGTTTCCCACGTCCAATATTTTTGAACGGACTATACTTTAATTTATACAAATTTTCTGTATTTACCAAAGATTTAGCCTCTGATTCACGTCTTTTAGAGTATCCTCTATTAGATTGTTGTATTTTTACAAAAGCAATCAATGCACCAAACGCAACTAACCTATCCACGTTAAGGCCAGGATAATAGGCTAACATTTCTTTTAAAAGCATAGGATCTGGAATTCTTTCTACACCTAATGTTTGTGACATTACATTTCCACTATCATCTAAATCTTCATTAATTACTTCTCTAATAAATTCTATAGCATAAGAAATTAAATGACTCTTAAATAATGTTCCTGTATTTTTCCAACCATATTCTTGATAAACTGTTCTATTAGATCCTAAATCTTTTAGAAATAATATTTGTTGTTTAGGTACTAAAAATCTTTGTTTTTTTCTAGCAATCATATGTTGAATAAACAGAGAAATATTATTCTCTACTAATGTCCAAGCATTGTACCATTCTATCAATAATTCTAATCTTTCATGAGTTTTATTAATATCATCAAATCTACCACACCATGCTGCTACAATCTTATCCTTCTCAATAAACTGTTCTGTATCTCCTGCTTCAGTGGTCCTGGTTACTTCCACTGCATTCTTATATACAAAGATACTACATAATGAATCTGATGTTGTAGTTTTTCCTTCTGACACAGGGTCAATAGATGCATAGTATGCACCAAACTCAGGACGTTTAGATGCAGGTCTTTCCCATACAACTATACTTCCTGTTTTATCATGTTGTTTTTTATCTACTGGGAATTTTGAAATAGGTAACTTAGAAGTTCTTTTAGCTATGATTCCGTCTTGATCTCTATCTAATTCTATCAGTTCATAGGAGTATTCTTTTTCTTCAACTTTTTTAATTTGCTTAGTAAGTATACCTTGTGGAAAAATTGATGCTTTTCTATATGCAAAAGCTTCAGCAATATTTAATGGTTTTTGTGATATTCTTAATTGAAATTGTTCTCCATTTAGTTCATTCTTCCAACGTTCTCTTTCAAGATGTATAGCTTTAATAGCTTCTTCAATTTGTGAGTTTCCATATTGATCAATGTATGGTGGCATAGACCATTGCTCAGGTATAAATAAACCAGCCATACCTATTGTTCCGTCTGCATCTATTAGATCAGTTTCTACTGCATAAATATCATTTGATTCAGGACTCATGATCATATCCTTTAATGGTTTACATTGATCTAAATCACCCACTGATCCTGCAGCAATAAACATTCCTGTAGTCATCATTCCAGATGACATAGCAGGACGGAGATATTCATAAGTTTCTAACATTTTAGGAGCAATACCGGCCTCTTCATGAAAGAAGTATGTACATGGTCCACCAACTCCTGTTGTTGCATTTTTTTCAAAAGATCCTCCTTGTATTTTAGACTTAAGACCTCTAGCAGTTTTTCTATTACCAACTTTAACCTCTATTTGTTGTTGCCATAATAAAACCTTTTCAGGATTACTAGGTCTATACCATGCAGTATGCTCATTTAAAAATATTTTATATTCTTCTAAAAACTTCCAAGATCCTTTATCATTTA